AAAATAAGTTGTAAGATGGCTCGTTATTGGTATATAAAAAGAGAGCATATTTAGAACCTGTTGTTCCAATTACATCTCCAGATGAATCTATTGAATTGGTCGCATAGGTGGATTGAACACCATCGGCATAATCTTGGGAATCGGATTCATTATCTCCCAAGAATATAGCCGAACTTCCAAAACCAGTTGCTTGTTCATAATAAGCATTTCCCGTTACTTTTTGTAAAACAACACCAGTTACATATTTATTTGGCGACCATGTATTCTTCTTCTGCACCATTGCTGTTGCACTTATAGCAAAACCGCTTATATCGGATGAAACAGCACCTAAAGTTATCTCTGCAGCTACTATACCTTGTAATGTGGAAGTTGAAGCGCCGCCATTACTTGAATAAGTGATAGAATCAGCAACAGTAGAAAGACTTTGATTATTGCTAGTAACTGCTGAAAACATATTAGAAACAGCTTGTAATGTTATATCAACAGTTCCAATTGTGGAAAATTGAGCATTAACTTCCGTTGTATAAGAACCAGCTACCAAACTGGTATTTACAGCCCTTAATTTAAAATAATATGTTTGGTTTAATGATAATGTATCTTCATAATTCCAATTAAATTCATTTACTGTGCCTGGAACTCCATCAACACTTGCCAATAAAGAAAAACCACTACCAGAAGAAGTTGAATAATAAATTTCAACGCCTTTTAAATCAGTATCACTTGGGTTAGTCCATTTAATTGTAATACTTATTGGATCACTTGTTGCCGAGTGACTGGTAACATTGCCTGGGGCAGTTGTTTTGGTTGGAACTGTTATTTGTGATATTGATGACATGGCTGAATATTTTCCGGCCATATTCCTTGCTCTAACTTTAACATCATATTGAGTGCCTGTTGCAACACCTGAAATTACTGCTTTTGTCATTTTGAAACTAACCTATTTGCGAACCAAAAACTAATTATGCAGGAAAATAATGCTTGGCTTTCTTCATTCCATGCAGCTTGAATTGCTTTTAAAGGTTCATCACCTTCTTGTATGCCAACAACAACTTGTGCAACTGTAACTACGCAAAAGACAGTAAACATACAATATGTGATTACTGGTCTAACACTTGCTGATAAAGCTGCAATAAATTTGGATGGATTAGCTTTAGACAATTGTTGATCATGTTGGTAAACAGCTTTTGTTTGTTCAGTCATTGCCTTAACTGTTTCTTCTTTAATTTTTAAAGCAGAAAGCTCTTTAGCCATTTTTATTTTATTTTCTTGTAACAACAATTCATGTTTCATATTTTGTTTTGCCTGGAAGAAATCCAATAGTTTTGGCGTAAATCCACCAGCAAAGCCCAAAAGACTGCTTAATAGTGAAATCATGGTTTTTATCTCCTGTTTTTAAAAAAATGGCTTGTTTCAGCGAGTTCTGGGCTGATTTAAGGGCTTTCCTAGTAGTAATTGATACGAAATATTAAATTGTGTTGTATGAGCTCTTAAATGCTTTCTGGCTCGTTTAAGAAAAAAAGACTAATCTTAAAAGCAATAAAAGGACTGAAGCAGTCCCTGTTATCATAATTGCTTCAATTCTCTTAATTCTAACCAAAGTTAGTTCACTTGTCTTTGTACATTCTCTAATATGATCCTTTAAATGTGCTTCTAATACTGCCACTTTTTTATCCACCTCTGAAATTGTTGCTTTTGCCATTTTAATTGCTATCCCTTAAAGTTGAGATTGTTTCAAAATCACTATCAGTTGATTTTTTAAAATAAATATCGTACTCGTATATGTGTCTATCATCAGTTGGATCAGTAATATTTACTTCAATATTTGATACTACACTTCCATCTGTTGCTGTTGTTTCATTTGCTGTTAATGAAAATACTGGTACAGCTACCTCATTAATTTTTGTAACTGTTGGTGCCGAAGTTTCTGTATAACCAATTTCTTCTGAATTTGACCAATCATAAACAGAGCTATCAATTTCTCTTAAAACAACATCACAGCCAATTGTTATATCGCCCTTATCTCCCTGGCTTGTTCCAAATTTCCAATCAACAACTTCAAATGTTTTATTTTTAATTCCTAATGTTGATAAATTAACAGTTACAATGTCCATTGGCTCAATGGCAAATTTTGTTAATTTTAGCGGTAATGTCATTGTGTATGACATACGGGATTTTTTTAAATAAATCTTTGCAATACGTTCGCACATAACAGCAGTATCAGTCATGGGTAATGGTAAATCGGAAACCAATGTTTCTCCATCTGCTGTAACTGCTGCTGCGTCAACAATTTCTGGATAATCAGCAACTACATATGATGTTTCTTCTCCAATAAATGTTCCCCTAACTGTATTAAATGTTTCCCTACGACTTGGTTTGGTTACCAGTTGAATATCGCCGCGTAAATCTTCTTCATTTATTGTTGTTGTTGATGAACGCCATTTACCAACAGTTAGTTTAAATTTTCCATTTGAATAAGTTAGATTACCAGCACAACTACTTAATAATGTTTCCAAATTAGATTTTAAATTTGAAGAAGTATCAAGCACTCCATTACAAGTATATCTTTTTTGTGTACCAGAAGTTAATGTTATTGTTTCATCACATATATCAGCTGCTGTAGTAAATGATGTTGTATCAATTCTGGCAGTATCAACTCCCAGTCCATAATCTGAACTTGATAAATAATCATAAATACAAAGTGCGGAATTATCTGAATATGCAGTTGAACCAGTCCTGAAATCCAATATTTTACGACCTCGTATTTTAGCGGAAATGTTTGGAATACCAGAAGTAAAAACTTCAGGATCATAAGCCAGGGCACATTGAAGCATTACAATGTCTTTAAATTGATCTGCACTGGTTAAATCAGTATAAGTTGTTGTTGTACTGTTTAATGTCTGTGTTGTTGTTCCAAGCATGTCATTTAACCCATAAAAAGTAAAACGGGATTGACTGTTTGGATAATATCTGGCTGGGGCTGTAACATGACCAGTTACACTATTAATAGTTAATTCTTCATCATTAGCATAAACAGTTTGAATAGAATCGCACTCTTTATAAGCCATGCCAAGAGCTATATATAAATGTTCTCTTTTACTGGGGTCTCCACTATCGCCTTCTGCCATATATAATATAGTTCCACCAATTCTAGCTTCTCCATATATTATTTTTCTTGATTGAATAGGAGAACGAACCATTTGAGAACGACCACCCATCCCTTTTAAGTCCATTTTTGGTAATAATGCTTTCCCGGCCATAATCATAGGAACGCCATATATAACAGCCGTTGCAGCCCAAACAGCTGCTTTAAAATACCATGTACCAGCTGCAGCTTTACCAAATAAAGCTGTGGCAAATTTAGTCGCCAATGTTGCAATAAATTCGCCCATTTTATCTTCCTACCTTATTCAATCTTAAACTTCTTACATTAAAATAATAATCGCCCCTTTCAATTTCGAAAGCGATTAACCCATTTTCTGAAACACCTAATAATTTTCCTTTGTAAACAACCAATGTGCTATATTTTGAAAAACTTGTTTCATCTGGATTATGAGCTAATACAACATCTCCATCTTTTAATTTTTTTAAATCTTTATGTTGTCTAAAACGAACATCAAAAGCGTCAAATATATCTTTATGTTTTAAAAATTTAATTAAAACTTTTCGCCCTGTATGAGCATTATTCCATTTTCGTATATGTCTTAAATGGTCAATTCCTGTTGCTGCTTTCACTGCACCCATAGCAAAAGTAATGCAGTCATTTTTTCCCCATTCAAAAGGTTTATGTAAGTGCCTGGCAATATAATCATCTAAATTCTGCATAATTAACCAAACGGATTTATTTCGCCAGCTAAAGCTTTTCTTCTAGCTTCTTCCAACATTGCTTCCCTGTCTGCGTCAGAAATAACTGCTGCAACTTGACTAAAAGGAACTCCCCACAAAATCTCTTTGTTTTGTAATGAAGCAACATAACGTAATGATGTATCAGTAGTGAAAAGATTGCGCTGGGCTTCATCTGTATATCTAAGTAACTTAGTTCGTTCAAAATCAATTAAACTGCTTTCAATAGAAGCATTAATTGTAGATACTTCTCCACCCTGTATGATATTCATTTGGTCAGTTTTTCCATAAAACAGTTCATAAGGAGTTGTTGTTAATGAACCATCACTATCCAAACAGCCAAAATATATTGTTACATCTCGACCTTGATAATCTTCTTCTAAAGCAGCACTTAATAAATTGGTTGGAATACCAGATAAACTGACAGTAATTCCATCTGCTGTTAAAGTTCCACCTTGCTGCATATTGGAAATATTAATTAAATCTCCCAGTCCTTTATATGTATTACTGTTAATTGTAATGTCGCCATATCCAGTCCATCCCCTTACTTCCGGATCAACCACGTTCATTTCCATACCCATATCAGTATGATTGGCACATTTAATCCATAAAGTGTTCGGGGCAGTAGAATCTACAACTAATTGAGCTATTCCATTTGTTCCTGCTGTTCCAGAATATGAATATCCTGTTGTATAATCGCTGCCATCTTCTGTTGTTGAAAATTCTATTGGATGACCAGTATTTGAACTATCACTTTGGTCAAATTTAATAGTATTACCTCTGGCAACAGTAATAATATCTTGCTGAACATCATTAATGGCAAATCTGTTTACACTTCCAGTTGATCCACCAACTTGCATTACACTCGCATAATATGTTCTTGTCATTGAACCTGAAAAATCAATATCAATAGCAAAAAAAGGTTGAACTTCTGTATCAGCAATTTTACTTGCAAAATTAATACTTCTAGGCATTGTTTTGTAGTTCCTTTTTTATTAAATGATAATCAGGATATGATTTCTTTAATTTTTTTAATTTTTTTCTTTGGCTTTTTTTACCAAAATTAATTTCATCTTTTATTTTTTGTTTATGTGGGTATTTATCCGCTTGATGACTGCGTTTCCCTTTCCAATTCTTGTCTTTCATGTTTTGATTTTCTTAAATATTTTTTCTTATTTTTAACAATTCGAGTGTATGTGCCCTGTTGCTGCCTTACTGGTCTTTTTTTCTTGCATTTACAAGTTACACATTTACATTTTTTGTTCATTAAAGGGCTTCAATAGCTGTAAATGATATTCCATAAACTGAAGCATGATTAACGTTCCAATTCATTTCATTTGACGCCAACCTAAATACCCCAGTTGCAGAATTAACAGTTACTGTTTCACTACCTGATAAATCTGTACGAAGGGCCGGGAAAATATCTACAACACAATTCCCAGAACCATCTGTGTTTGTATTTTGTAATACTTTTAATAATTGTTTGGATGTCCCTGTTCCAATTGATATGTAATCGCCAGATTTAAAATAATTTGTTTGTGAAGTTCCAGCATTTGTAATTGATAATGTATTTGATCTGGCTGTATGAGCGCCATTTACTATTGGAGTGCCTGGAGTTGAACTGCAAGTTCCCCTGGCTGTCAATCCATTTGGATCAGGGTTTAAATAAAAGGTTCCATATATTCCTTTTAATTGGATCAAAAAACTTATCCAATCTTCAGCAGTTGTAGCCCTTTTCATAGGAACTAATTGAATATCAGCTTCCCAAAATTCTCCAGAAAACTTATATACTTGTTGTTGATATGAAAATGGGGATTGAGTTAATCCAACTGTTGTTTTTGCTAATAATCTGACACTAGAAAAACTGGTTGTATCAGGAAGCGATAAAGGATAAGTGATCGTCATTATGCCCTTCCTCTTTTTCGGTTATCAATGTAAGAACCTTGGGAAACTTCGGCAATTGCTGGTAATAAATTCATTATTTCACTTCTGACAGTTGCAGCCACTCCTGTTTCTATATAGATATTTTGGACAACTCCACCACCTAAAGCATTGTTAGGTATAATTTGTCCTGTTGCGCCAGGTACCATTAGTTCAGGCCCGGCTTCTCCAACTAAATATGGTTTTCCTTTTGAAACTGTGCCACCAAATTGTTGTTTTGGGGCTGGTAATCCAATACCTTCTAAAAATCCACCAAATGCAGAAGTAAATGGGGCTATAATAGCTCTAAATATAATCATCCTCATAGCTTCTTTAAGAAGCATTTTTCCTAAATCTTTTAAACTTTCCCCAACTGATTTTGTTCCATCAATAATATTATCAAATGCCCCAACTAATCCTGTTTCTAATTTCTTTGCGAATTGCTGCCCCATTATTTCTAACTTAGGCATTGTTTCTTCAATTTGCTTTAAGCCGGTTGCAAAACCTTTTAAAAATCCCGGCACTTTTTCTTGACCGCCATCTCCATCTTTTGCTTTGGATTGTAATACCTCAATTCCAGCAATCATTTGTTCAAGAAACTTAACTGTTTCTTCTAAATCACGCCTTTGGGCAATATCTGCCAAAAGTTGTGATCCTTGAACGGCTAATAAAGCAGATTTTGCTTTATGTAACTGCATTGTATAATCCATCCAAACAGGAATTAATTCATCTCTTGTTTTTCCAACTAAATTATCAAGTGCTTTTTGGCTATCAGACATGAAGAATTGACGGACTGCTTTTGTAGCTTTGGCTATCTTATCCATAATACTTACTAAAACGTCGCCAAATTCAAGCCATATACCTTTTAACTGGGTGTTTATGATGGCTGTTTGTAATGCTAATGCTGTATTTAATTCCTTACTACGCTGGGTTGCACCTTGGGATAATATTGCCCCACTTTCTAATGCTTTATTATAATTTTCCCTTAGAGCTTGACCACCTTCTTTTAACAATCCAACTAATACAGCGCCCTCACTATCAAATGCTTTAAATGCCATCAACAATGCCCGTTGATCACTTTCCGCATTTGCAACTGCGTCAGCATATTCAAACAAGACATCTTTTGTTGTTCTAATATTTCCAGCGCTATCTCTGGTTGAAATACCAAGTTCTTTCAGCATAACGTTTAGCTCGCCCGTATTAGAATCTGCCTCGCCCAGTCTCCTACTAAAACGTTGTAAAGCCATATCCAGAGTTGTTGATTGAACCCCGGCAACTTGTTCTGCCATTAATCTAAATGCTTGCAGCGCTTCTGTTGATACTCCGATTTTATCTGCAGTTATCTGGATTTGTGCCCCAAATTGAATCGCTTGTTTAGTCGCGTCTGCTAATTTCATAGCCCCCATTGAACTTGCGATACCAGCTAATGCCCCTTTAAAACTAAATAATTGTTTTCCAGCATTTTTTAAACTTCCTCGAAATGAACGAAAAGCGCTTTTACTTTTATCCCGTGCTGATATTTCTGTTACGAATTTATTAACCATCTTTTGTTCTTTTCTCTTGAAGTTTATAGAAAGCAATCCAATGGATATATTCACTAATGGACATATCTAATATTGCTTCTAAGGGCTGGTTTTTCCTATCCGCCAAGCTATATATAGCCAACCAATGTGGATAGTTTACAAGTTTTTTTCCGCTTGCTCTAATGTTGGTTCATCAAATAAATCGCCCAACATATTAGTAGCAAACTTCATAATGAACGCTACATCCATCCCGCGAAGTTTAAGTTTATCATCTTCATCAAAAAGTTTTGTACCATCTTCATTTTCTGCTTTTAAACAAATTAAATCTACCAGTGAATTCATTGTTGGTATTGATCCATTCATTACATTGTCATAAAAATTAGGATGTAATCTTCTTAATTTTTCATCTTCACGAACTGTTAATTTAGAATAATAGACTATCAAAGGTTGTCCATCTTGACCTAAACCTTCAACTTCAAAGGAAAGTTTCTCTTTTGACTGTTGAATTGCTAATAAGCGTTCACTAATTTTGCTCATATTATGGGGCAGTACTTTCAGTTAAAGCTCCAGTTCCCTGTAAACTAATTGAAGCAGTGGCTACACCATTTGCTTCTTGGCTTACTGAAAAACCAGTTACATATGCTGAACCATGTAAATATTTATCAGCACCTGATGTTGTTCCTTCATAATAAAAATTTGCTGTTACTGAACCCTGAGAACCAGCTGGAATACCAGCGGCAGTTTTCAATGCACCTTGGGCAGTATCTGCTTCATCATAAAATAAATCACAAGTTGCTGACCATCCAGACATTGTTGATTCAAAAGTTTTAACTGTGCTCCCTATATTTGATACTTCTACAGTATCTTGTGTGACGTCAATTGACCAGTTCGTGACTTGGGATAAAACATCCGAACCAATTTTAATGACGGCTTCAACTCCTTTAGCATATGCCATATTAATCTCCTTTAAAGTGGGGTTGATGAATCTGTAAGCGCTGTTTTATAGCTTACATTAAAAACCATTCTAGCAGTTCCTATTGGTTTCTCGCCTAGACTGGAATATTCTATTTCTGTTGTTGTTAATTCACATAAAATACTTGTATTATTTAAGGTTGGATCAGCCCCAATAGCTTCTTCAACTTCTTCACAAATGTTATCAAGTACATTC